ACATACCAGCGTTCTGATTTGAATTCTGTATCTTGCAGCTGTGGAATGCTGTTGAACATGCCGAGAAAGCGATCAAACGCCATTGCTCGCCAATGTGGATTAATAGAAGGGATTGTGTGCATGATATGCTCCGTTGTTGTTGAGGCGGGGGATTGCTCCCCCTGTTGTTGTTGATTATTTTTTGAAGTGCTTTTCAATAATACGTACAATATTGTATTCTGCTCCATACTTGCTTATGTCTGAGTCGACAAAGTGCCACCCTTCATATTTTGATCCGTTGAACTTAAGCCAGTTTTTTAAAGATTCATAGGATTGCATTTCTGTTTTATAGTCTGATACATGGACGGTCATTGTGTATGTATGAGATTCTGATAGCCATTTGATATATACTTTCATTTTGTGCTCCGTTGTTGTTGTGTACATATTTATAGTATCCTATTCGATTAGGTATTACAAACATATTTATACAAATAGAAGAAATTAAATAGAGATATAGACAGATAGACAGTTAGACAGCATCGTGAAAATCGACAACGTAGACGAAAGATCCCCATTTGATCTTTTTTGTTTCTTCTTTATAATTTGGAGCATCTCACTTTTTTCTATCTGACTAACTGGCTATATTATTAATTGTAATTGTAATTATTGTTATTATGTCGCCGTATCCCCTTGATTTCATTGCACTTTTTCTGTGTGTTTGTGGGCAATCTGTGCGCTGTTTGTGGTCTATTTGTGGTCTATTTGTGGGCTGAAAAAAATAAGTGCAATGATTACAGGGGTTTAGTGTCGTAAATTTGTGGGCAGTTTGTGCGGCGTTTGTGGGCAGTTTGTGATCAGTTTGTGATCTATGCATTTTCTGCAGTGATTACAATGCTTTGCTGTGCAGAATCGTTATATTTTGGTTACACTCAGAAACAACGGAGGGATCTAGATGTCTATGGGATCAATACTCAATCAATACATACACGACAACTTTAAGAATCGGCGCGCTTTCTGTGAGGATATCGGATTCAGAGAGAGCACAGTATCGAACTGGTGTAATGATCGAGCTACTATTCCACTGTCAAAGATTGCAATAATGGCTGAGTATTTTCACGAGATGACAGGTGAGCCGCCAAACCTTTTCATATTTCGAATAGTGATGCACGAGCCCACAGTTAGAGCTGTGCTTGCATCGTTTCAACAAAAGCAACGGGATCAGAAATGAAATTCATAGTAATAGATACAGAGACAACGGGACTGGATCACAAGCGGCACGAGTTGCTGAGTCTGGGCGCGATCGTAATGATTGACGGGGTGATTACAGAACGCATCGAGATCAAGATCAAGCCCCGCAACATCGATCAGGCAGATGCTGAGGCGCTACGGATCAACGGTTACAGCCCATACAGATGGAAGAACGCTATCGAAGGCGAGCATGCTGTGACAATCATCAAGCATTTGTTTCTGTCGCATCTTGACGGGATCCTAGTCGGGCACAATGTAAACTTTGACATTAAGTTCTTGAGGGCCTTCGCTGACTCCTATTATCAAGAGTTTTCTTTTCCAGTGCCGTACATCGACACGCGGGACGTTTGCCGCGTCAATCTTGCCCCGTATGGCTGTGCTAGCATGTCACTTGATAACATATGTATATTCTTGGGTTGGAAGCGCAGGAAGGCGCATACAGCGCTTTCAGATTGTGAGGATTGCATAAAGATCCTCCGGTGCATGGTTCCACCCTCTCCAAAATTTATTATGTATGTGAAACTCAGAGGCGCAATTGCTAGCGTCAAGGAATTACTATCATGAACATGAAAGCAATCAACAGGGTAACAAGTCGCACGGCTGTAACAGGAGTTGGATCCAGTTTTGATCTCGCAAAGCGGATCGATATAGATATGGAGATGTTCCCGCCTTCTCAAAGTTTCGAGGGGTATATGTCTCTGATTACTCTGCAACTGTCTAGCATCAATGCAGCGGCTAACATCACACTCAGATTGTGCAGAGATACAGCAGGCGATCAGATGCTCATAACGGATACACAGAGCGATATTTTTACAGGCATCACGACAGCGACAAAAGGCACGGCAATATTTGCGCTCAATAGTTTTGTAAAGGTTGCGGAGGCTGGCGATCTGTATGCATTTGTAAAACTGAATACAGGCAGCTGCGATATAGATTTCTGTGAGATCACATATCAAGGGGATCGATAATGGCTATTGTACAGATCATTAATAGAAGCGGCGGCACATCTGACACCGGAGGCGGAGCTTCTGCAACACTCAAGATCGAGAATCTATCTAGTCAAGTCAACGGTTCAAATATAAACTTCAGCACGTCCAGCCAGTTTGTCGAGGATACGATCCAAGTGTATTACAATGGCGTCTTGCAGATACAAGGCGGCTCTGATGACTATACAGAAGATGGAGATCGTCGCGGTGTTACTTTTGCGCTTGCTCCTGAGACTAGCAGCAAAGTCGTTGTGATATATTCAGAGAGTGCCTAAAACAAGAAAGGGCAGCCGAAGCCGCCCTCTGTGGTGTGTTGATTGATTATAGCCAGTTCTTAGCGTCAAACTTTGCAAAGTAAATGCTTGTTGCGTATCCGTAAAACTTAACAATGTTGGCAATCTCTTCTGTTACTTCTGATTTTTTGTCCACTTCAAAATTTATTGTGATACCGTTATTCATTTCAATAACTGCACAGTATCCAAGTTCATCGTGTGCACAAAAGATTGAGATTTCGTTTGTTTGAAAAGTGCCGTTTGAAAGATTGATAGTCATTTTGTTTCCCGTTGTTGTTTGTTGTTTCTTACATACTCATTGTAATTCATTCTATTTGGTATGGCAACATATTTATACAAGTTTATTTAGTAAATAGTCAGTCAGTTAGACAGATCGCCCGCAACTAGCGACACTATACGCAGATAAAAAAAAGAGATCCTCCGCAGGTGATACAGAGGATCTCAGGGGTTGACGAGTGTCAAGGGAGATTAGTTATTGATGAATCCGCGCACAGTTACACGATCGCCGTTTGCCAAGTTCGCACCAAATACGATACGTCCAGCGCCGCCGGCTCCGCCGTTGTCAATCTTGTAATTGTCTTGAGCGTCTGGAGTGTCTTTGTATTCCATGATCAAACCGTTTACTGTAACAGTGAAGAACTGCTTGAACTCAAGATCGACAGGTCCAGCCAAATCAAACGAAAGAACTGATCCATTTGCGTCGAAGCCTTGAAAGAATCCGGCAAAGTCAAGATTGTCTGTCTTGATACTGTCGTTAGCAAGCTTGGCATTTGTAATTGCTCCGTTTGCTACTTGGGTACTGCTGATCGTTCCAACAAGGCTAGATGTAGGGTAGTTTGTCGCATCAGCCAAGTCAAATGCTGGAGTTGCATCTGAAGCGCCGAGAGCCAAGGACACGCCACCAAATGAAACGCTTGAGTTTGCAAGTTTTGCATTCGCAATCGAGCCAGCAAGCTGTGCATTGCTGATCGTTCCAGACAGGCTAGAAGTCGGGTAATTTGTCGCATCAGTCAAGTCAAATGCAGGTGTTGCATCGCTGGCACCGAGTGCAAGAGTTACGCCACCGAAAGAAACTGTAGAGTTTGCAAGTTTTGCATTTGCAACAGATCCCGCCAATTTTGCCGAAGTGATCAAGCCGTCTGCAATGTATGCAGCGCTNTCGATNGCNCCGTCNGCGATTTTTGCCGATACGACTGAATCCGAAGCAAGTTGAGTTGCTCCGATACCGCCGCCAGCGACAGACAAGCCACCCGCACCGAGTGCAAGAGTTGTGCCGTCAAGAGATACGATCAAGTTGCCGCCGCTCTCCTCGACACCGTTACCCAAGTTCAATTTGTCAGCAGGGATTGATCCGGCTAATTTAACAGCGGTTACGGCTGAATCAGCGATCTGAGAGGTTCCAACGCCTGAATCCGAAATCTTGATCCCGTCAGATCCAACAGACAAAGAAGATCCATCAAGATCAATTGTCAAGTTTGATACAGCAGCAGAGCCGTTGTAACTGGTCATACTGATACCGTTACCGCCGCTTAAATTATTCAGATTGCTACCAAGAGCAACGCCTGAAATTGTGCTGTTTGCCAATTTTGCATTCGCCACAGAACCCGCGAGCATTGCCGACGTGATTCCAGCGGCTTTTACGCGGATAGCATCAGAAGAGATCTCGATAGATGAGTCATCAACGGCAACATTTAGCGTATTGCCTACTTTAGTTAATGCATTTCCAGCTGTGATTTGTCCAGCGCCTGAGAATTGAGAAAAGACAATATTGTTAGTTCCTACAACGTCGGATCCCTTGTCAGAAGTACAAACAAATCCATTGTCGCCGTTTACAGTTCCCTGCTCAACAAATGTAAATGCGCCAGCCTCTGAAGTTCCAGCGGCAAAGTCAGCAGATCGAGCCCATCCACTAGCAGCAGCGATATAAATACCGTTTTCAGATTGTGTGCTCTGGTCCTTGACGAGTACACGGTCGCCAGCAAGAACAGATACGCCGTCAATCGTTTGTGTGCCTGAAAGCGTGATGTTTGCAGTTGTGGCAGCCTTACAGGAGTCTTTAATGTCAAGACCTTGAGCAACGCCGTCAACGTAGCCTTTAGATGCTACGCGGTTAGAAGCGTCGCCTTCTGAAGGAGTGGCAACTTGCAGAACTGCATTTTGAAAATCAAAGGTTCCAGTTGATAAATCTAGTTTTGCGACACCGACCGCAGCATTTGCGATCTGGCGTCCGGTAATTTGAACAGCCATGTTTTTTATTCCTCATGTGTTGATATTGCGAGTATTATACTCAGTGATAATGTATACGCCTGATCGACGTTTTACAGTTCGATGATCGGAAATGGATTGCTAGGTCTTGAATACGCGTGCTTTGATTTGCTCAATCAGTGTATTCATACTTTCAAGTTTCTGCTCTAGCAATGACATTCGTTTATCAAGGTCCGAAATTTCTTTAACAATGTCCTCTCTGATCTTATCTTCTCTCAGCTGTAGATCAGCAATCACTTTGTCGTATCGTGTGCGCAGTGCATCTTCTCGCTGCTCTGCTCTTTTCTCTCTAGCGTCGCCCCGTTTGCGTTGTTCCATGTATTGCCAGTATAGAAACGCAGCAAAGGCGACATTGCTCCCGCCGTTCATGATGACTTGCATGATCTCGCTTTCCATTATTCCCCCATCAAAAGCGTATAACTGAATTTGTCGTATCCAGTGTGCTGTGGTTGTAGCTTACACAGGGCGATAAAATGCGCGTATTCGTCAGGATCTTGGATGACTTGACACCCAGCTGAGTATTGATCTACTGACTGACTGGCTACTATTCTACTTGCTCTGTGTATATTGATTCCAAAATATCCGCATTCCTCATTTTGTCCGTAGTCGTGCACATTGTCGGCGTTTCTATCTCTCCATACACAAACTTCATTGCCGCGCTGCACCAGTGCTTCATATTGTCCGCGATGCAGACCGAGCATGTATGCGCCTCGATACTG